GCCGAGAGTTGCTTTAGTTGCTCCTACTTTCAGTCAGGCGAAGAGAATTAGTTGGGATTATGTAAAATATTATGCTGGTGTTATACCTGGCGTAAGGTTTAACGAAACGGAACTTAGGGCAGACTTTCCTAATGGTGGTCGTATTATGTTATTGTCGGGGGAGAATCCGGATGCTCTTAGGGGGATTTATTTAGACTTGTGTGTTTTTGACGAGTATGGGATGCAGAATCCTAGAGTATGGGGGGAGGTTGTAAGGCCTGCCCTATCCGATAGAGAGGGTGCTGCTATATTTTTAGGTACGCCTAATGGGCATAATCATTTTTATGAAATATTAACACAAGCTAAAAGTGAAACTCAGGAAAGTTCTGATTATTGGTATTGGAAGATAGCAAAGGCAAGTGAAACTGGATTAGTTAAGGACACAGAATTATCAGCAGCAAAATCTCAAATGACACAAGAGCAGTATGAACAAGAGTATGAATGTTCTTTCACCGCAGCGATAATCGGCTCTTACTATGGTCGTTTATTAGTGGAGGCTGAAGATGGTGGTCGTTTAACTAGAGTTCCTTATGACCCTGCGTTGCCTGTAGACACTGCATGGGATTTAGGAATAAATGATTCAACTGCTATTTGGTTTGCACAAACTTACAGAGGAGGAGCTGTTAATGTTATTGACTATTATGAAAATACAGGTTTTGGGCTTAACCATTATGCGGAGGTACTTCGTAAAAAAGATTATCACTATGGAACTCATCATGCTCCACATGATATTGAGATTAGAGAATTGGGGTCAGGAAAATCCAGGTTGGAAACAGCATTTAGTTTGGGTATTCGTTTTAAAGTGGTTTCGAAAATGAAAGTTGCTGATGGTATCAACGCTGCTAGATTACTTATGCCGAAATGTTATTTTGACAAAGATAAATGCCATGAGGGTTTAGAGATGTTAAAACAATATCGACAGGAATATGATGATAAGAAAAAAAGATTTAGAGATCAACCAAGACATGATTATACATCTCATGCAGCAGATGCTTTTCGTTATCTTGCGATTGGGATTGAAAACAGGAAAACTTATATTAAACCACCTCAATCAATAGCGAATAACGATTACAATATTTTTGCATGAATGAGTTAAATGACATTATGTATTTAATAAATACTAGCGAGTTGCATAAAACATGGCGTATGGAAGAGATAAAAAGATGTGTGATGACACCTATGCTGTTAGATCAATATAAAATTTTAAAAGATAATAACGATCCAGTTATGTTTGTTACATGGGGATTTCCTAATCACGAACAGGTAAATACATACATTAGCACTAAACATTTTCCACAAGAGGGATATGATGGCAAAGGAGAAAATGTTTGGGTTGTTGATTTTATTTCAAAAAAAGATTATACCTTAAAAGGTATGAAGTTTTTAAAATATTATTTTAGAAATCAAGGCTACAAATGTGGGTATTGGTTAAGACAAACAAAACCTAAAATTGGTTTTCATTTTCTAAAGGAGAGATAAATTGGGTGGTAGTCCAGCAAATGGTAATGGTTCATCAACTTCAACCAAGAAAACCGAATCTGGAGATCAAATGCCAGAGGATTTTACAAGACTTGCAGAAAACCTACAAGCTAGAAAACTAGAACGAGAAGCAGAAACTCAAAATTTTTTAAATCAAAAAAGAGGCGAAACTATTAAAATAGGAGATACTGACACAGGCATACCTAAAACAGTTGGTGGCACTATAGGGATAGGGTTGACAATGGTAAGAGAGCTTGCACTCAAACAGCAAGCAAGAGAACTTAGAAGAGGTGGTACGATTGTTAGAGATCAGGGCGGTGATTATGTAGGTGTTTTTAGAGAGGGAAGATTTAGTGGCAAGCCAGAGGTTGCACTAGGTCAACCTGCTGATGATAATAATTCTGACCCACAAAGTCCTCAAGTTGGTTCAGTTACACCAGAAGTAACACCAGAAATTGTACCTGATGATGCCACTATAGATGTTGCAACAATGCCTAGAGGTACACGGGGTACACAAAGAACAAGACGTGCTGGACAGGCTGGAACTTTTATTGAAGGTTATGGTGTGTTGACAAGAGGCAAAGGAGAAAGATCAGTTGTTTAGGAGAATAAAATGTCATTTTTAAGACCAGAGGTAAATATACCTCCACCACCGCCACCTCCGCCTCCACCAGCTAGAGTGAGTGATGAAGATACGCAAAGGGCAGCGGCTATGTCAGAAGAAAATTTAGCGGATGAAAGAAGGAGAAGAAGAGGCAGGGGATCAACTATAGTAACTGGTTTGACTGCTGAGGAAGAACAAACTCCAACAGGTAAACCCACATTATTAGGATAAAAAATGGCAAACTTTGCAAAAGAACTTATTAGTCGATTAAATTATTTAGAAACATATCGCAAGTATTGGAACACACATTATCAAGAGTTAGCAGACTATATGTTGCCAGAAAAATCTGATATTGTTAGAAAAAGAAGTCGTGGCGAAAAAAGAACTGAACTTATATTTGATGGCACAGCATTACAGGCAGTTGACCTTTTATCATCAGCTTTACATGGGATGCTGACTTCAGGGGCTACTTCTTGGTTTCATTTAGATATGAAAGATGAAGATGTAGGTCGAGATGACGAGGTAAAAGAGTGGTTGCAAAGTTCTTCTCATAGCATGATGCGAGCTTTTAATAGATCAAATTTTGAAACAGAAGTGCATGGTATGTATGTTGATTTAGTTGTGTTTGGTACTGCTTGCATGTTTGTTGAGATTGATGATAAGCAACTTCGTTTTTCAACTAGACACATTTCCGAATTTTTTATTCAAGAAAATCAATTTGGTTTGGTTGATACAGTTTTTCGTAAGTATAAAACACCAGTAAGACAAGTTGCTCAAAGATTTGGAATGGATAACTTAACGGAATATTTAAAGAAAAAGTTTGAGCAAACTCCAGATGAAGAAGTTGAGTTGGTGCATGTAGTGTTGCCTAGAATGGATAGAAATCCTGAAAAACCAGACAATCAAAACATGCCTTTTGCTTCATTTTATATTGATATGGAAACAAAACAGTTTTTATCTATTGGTGGCTTTGAGGAGTTTCCTTATGTAGTTCCTCGTTTTCTTAAAAGCACAGGTGAGATCATGGGTCGTTCCCCTGCCATGACTGCCTTAGCAGATGTGAAAATGTTGAACTTGATGAGTAAGACCATCATACAGGCAGCACAGAAACAAATTGATCCTCCATTGTTAGTGCCTGATGATGGCTTCATCTTGCCTGTAAGAACTCAACCAGGCGGTTTAAATTTTTTTAGAGCAGGTACAAGAGAAACAATATCCCCTTTAAATACAGGAGCAAACATACCCATTGGTTTGAACATGGAGCAACAGCGTAGAGAATCTATTAGAAGTGCTTTTTATGTAGATCAGTTGCTTAGTGGTACAAGTCCTAACATGACAGCAACAGAGGTTGTGCAAAGACAAGAAGAGAGAATGAGGGTTATCGGCCCAGTTTTAGGCAGACTTATGAATGAGATGTTAAGACCTTTGATAGACAGAGTTTTTGCTTTGATGTTGCGAGAAGAAATGTTATCTGTGCCTCCTGAGATATTACAAGGCAGAGATATTGATATCGAATATGTGTCTCCATTAGCTAAGGTTCAAAAATCAAGTTCTCTTAACTCTACTATGAAGGCACTTGAAATATTATTACCTTTATCTCAAAGTTTACCAGTTGGCGATCACCTTGATGCTGATGGTCTAGTAAGACATGTAACAGATAGTTTAGGTGTGCCTAAAACAGTTCTTAGAAGTAGTGCTGAGATAAATGAAACAAGAGAGGCAAGACAGAAAATGCAAGAACAACAAATGGCAAGGCAAAGAGAGCAAGAAGATGTAAATACAGCATTACAAGGAGCTCAAGCTGCAAGAATGGTAGGTGCTGGTGCAGGAAATTGAAAAAACAAAATATATGTATAAAGAACTTTTTACTACCGAAACTGGAAAAAAAGTGTTAAAAGATTTAGAAGGGCGTTGCAACTATAGAGTTACGACATATGTTCAAAACGATAGTAATGGAACGGCTTTTGAAGAGGGTAAGCGAGCTGTTTATCTTCATATACTAAACATGTTACAAGAGGAATAAAATGAACGAAGCACAAGAACAGGTAACCCAAACTGAGCAAGTACAGCCAAGTTTGCCTATGGAAACTCCTGCTGAAGCAGCAAGTGGTGGGTCTGGAAATGACTTTCGCAATCAACTTCCAGAAGAAATAAGAGAGCATCCTAGTCTACAAAGTATAAAGGATTTGCCTAACTTAGCGTTATCTTATGTCAACGCACAAAGACTAATAGGAGCTGATAAAATACCAATACCTAAAAATCCTACAGAAGAGGATTTAAGTAATATTTATAATAAACTTGGTAGACCAGAACAACCTAATGGATATAAAATACAAGCAGATAATGTTTATGTAACAGAGCAAGATGTTAATACTTATCAAGACATAGCTCATAGATTAGGTTTAAACACTCAACAAGCACAAGGGATTTTAGACTACTACAAAAGTCAAATACAACTTTCTACTGAAACTTTATCAAAAGATCAAGAAAAGTTAAGAGAAGAGGTTGCAACTCAATTAAGAGCTGAGTGGGGTGGCGACTATGAGCAGAATGTTCAGTTAGCAAATCAAGCGGTTGCAGATATGGTAGGTAAAGATTTACTAGACATGGAACTTAAAGATGGAACAAAGGTAGGAAATCATCCGTCATTTATTAAAGCATTTGCTAAGTTTGGAGATTTTAAGAAATCAGTAACTAAAGAAGATACTATTTCTGAGGGTTCTGTAAATTATAGAATGAGTCCAGCAGATGCACAGGCTAAGATTGACAGCATTATGAACGATAAATCTCAACCTTATTGGGATAGAAAAAATCCAATAGCTAGACAAAAACAAGTTCAAGAAGTTAACGAATTGTATGAGATGGTTAGTGGAAGAAGTTGATATTAGAATGGAATGTTTGCGTTTAGCGGTTGAGTTTGGAACGCAAAGAGATTTAAAGAATCCCCAAGAACTCGCAGATAAATACTACGAGTGGGTGAAGAAGGGTAGCTTGCCAACAAGTCCTTCTGGCAATCGGAAAGACGATAGACCTATTGAGTCTGTAAATCAAAGAAGTGTCCGCAAGGGTAGCACCTCGAAAGTAGCTTAAATGAAACTGTAGTTATAGAAAGGAAATATTATGTCATTAAATGTAACTACGGCATTTGTCCAACAGTATTCTGCGAACGTGCAGATGCTTTCTCAGCAAATGGGTTCATTACTGAGAGATGCTGTAAGAGTAGAATCTGTTACAGGGAAAAATGCCTTTTTCGATCAGATTGGCAAAGTTACCGCACAGAAGCGTACAACTCGTCATTCTGACACTCCACAAATTGATACTCCTCACGCAAGAAGAAGAGTGTCTTTAGTGGATTATGAGTTTGCAGATTTAATAGATGAACAAGATAAAGTTCGTATGTTGATTGATCCAACAAGTGCTTATGCTCAAGCAGCAGCAGCAGCTATGGGTAGATCAATGGATGACGTTATCATTGACGCAGCTATTGGAACTGCTTTTACTGGAGAAACTGGGTCAACATCAACAACCATGCTTGCAGGCAATCAAATTGCAAATGGTGGTACTGATTTGACAGTTGCAAAGTTAAGAAC